GAAACGCAATTGCAAATAATCAAGCAACTGCTGTTCTGATTAAAAACGAAGATGATTGGGAATTAAACTACTCAACTGGTCAAGGCGCAGTCGGTGAATTTGCCGCTCGTTTCCCTGGCTCAATTGGCAACTCTCTCAAAGTTTCTATGGCAGATGCCAACACATATAGTGGTTGGACATATGCTTCTAGCTTTACAAGCAGACCAAATACATCAACATATGTAATTAATCAAGGTGGAAGCTTTGATGAACTTCATATGATTGTTATCGATGAAGATGGTAAATTTACAGGAACTAAAAATACAGTTCTTGAAGTATTCCCATTTGCTTCTAAAGCTGCTGATGCAAAAGACGATTCTGGCAATTCAACCTTTTACAAGAATGTTCTTGCATCACAATCCAAATACATTCAATGGATGGATCACCCAACCACAGGTACAAATTGGGGTGGTAATTCATCAATTGCATTTGCAAATCTAACTGCCAATGTAACAGTATCACTTGCAAATGGTGCCGATGGTAATGTTTCAACTGCCAATGTGGTGACTGCATACGATTCATTTGACAATGCCGACTCTGTTGACATTTCATTAGTCATTTCAGGTCCTTCTGGTCAGACACTTGCGGACAGTCTCATTTCAATGGCAGAATCACGCAAAGATTGCTTGGTTTTCTTATCACCAGAAAGAGCAGATGTTGTAAACAATGCTGGTGACGAAGCTACTGACACAGTTACATACCGTGATACATTGACTTCAACTTCTTATGCCGTGTTAGATGGTAACTGGAAATATCAATACGACAAGTATAACGATGTATATCGTTGGGTTCCTTTAAATGGTGATATTGCAGGTCTATGTGCAAGAACAGACCAAGAGAGAGACCCATGGTTCTCACCAGGTGGTTTAAATCGTGGTATCATCAAAAACATTATTAAGTTGGCATACAACCCAACTAAGACTGACCGTGACACCTTGTATGTAAAAGGTATTAATCCTGTTGTTACATTCCAAGGCGAAGGCACAGTTCTGTTTGGTGACAAAACATTGCAAAGCAAACCATCTGCGTTTGACCGCATCAATGTTCGCCGTTTATTCATTGTGCTTGAGAAATCAATTGCTCGTGCGGCTCGTTTCTCATTGTTTGAATTTAACGACCAATTCACCAGAGCGCAGTTTGTTTCATTAGTAGAACCATTCTTGCGTGATGTTCAAGGTCGCCGTGGTATTACCGACTTCCGTGTAGTTTGTGACGAAACCAATAATACTGGTGAAGTTATCGACCGCAATGAATTTATCGGTGATATCTACATTAAACCTGCACGCTCAATCAACTTTATCCAACTCAACTTCGTTGCGGTTCGCACAGGCGTAAGCTTCGATGAAGTAGTTGGGAAGTTCTAATAAATAGAGAAACAGGAGATAATTAAATGGCATTTAATGTAAACGATTTTAGAAGTCAGATGGTTGGTGACGGTGCTCGTCCTAATCTGTTTGAAGTTTCTATGCCATTTCCTGCGTTCTCTGCGCCAGGAAATGCACAAACAAAATTAACATTCATGTGTAAAACTGCTCAGTTACCAGGTGCAACAATTGGTGTAGTACCTGTTCAATACTTTGGTCGTGAATTAAAGTTTGCTGGCAACAGAACATTTGCCGATTGGACAATCACCGTTATTAATGACGAAGATTTTTCAGTTCGCAATGCTTTTGAAAGATGGATGAATGGTATTAATTCTCACAACCTTAATATCCGCAATCCAATTGCTTTAGCACCTTTAGGTTACACAGTTGATGGTGATGTTACACAGTTTGGTAAACAAGGTAACAATTTAAAGAAATATAAATTTGTAGGTTTATTCCCAACCGATATCACACCTATTGATGTTGATTGGGGTTCAAATGATGCAATTGAGGAGTTTTCTGTAACTCTCACCTATCAATGGTGGGAATCAGTAGCAGACGGTGTTGTGTAAGAAGAAAGGCTTCGGCCTTTCTTCAATTTTTTTAGGATGATTTTTAATGGCAATTAAACTCTTTGGCTTCACCCTAGGTAAACAAGACATTGTTCGGGCTCAATCACCTGAACAACCTTCTTTCGCACTTCCAAATGAAGCGATGGATGATGGTGCAGTTACCATCACATCTAACCCTTATTACGGCACTTATGTCGATTTAGAGGGTGCGGTTCGTAACGAACTCGAATTAATCACCCGTTATCGTGAAATGGCAAACCATCCTGAATTAGAGATGGCAATTGATGATATCGTCAATGAAGCAATTACACACGATGTTACAGGTCGAACAGTCAACATTGTTTTAGATAAATTAAAACAACCAGAAACAGTTAAGAAAAAGATTAGTGAAGAATTTGAGACCGTTCTCAAAATGCTTAACTTTGGTAATCTTTCTGATGACCTTTTCAAAAGATGGTATATTGATGGAAGAATTTACTACCATGTTGTAGTAGATGAATCGAATCCAAAAGAAGGTATACAAGAACTTAGATATATTGACCCACGCAAGATTCGTAAAGTGCGTGAATTAGTAAAAGGTCGTGATCCAAAGACTGGTGCAAATATTATTCAGTCTATTGCAGAATACTATGTCTATTCAGATAAAGGTACAACTACTCAAACATATTCTGCAAATGTAAATGCAGGGTTGAGAATTGCACCAGATTCAATTATCAATGTAAACTCTGGTTTGATGGATGCAAAAAATACTTTTGTTATTTCATACATTCATAAAGCAATTAAACCACTTAATCAATTGCGTATGGTTGAAGATGCGGTAGTTATTTACCGACTATCAAGAGCACCAGAACGCCGTGTATTCTACATCGATGTTGGTAATTTACCAAAAGGTAAAGCAGAACAATATCTGCGTGATGTAATGATTAAGTATAAGAATAAAGTTGTTTACGATTCTTCTACTGGAGAAATTCGTGATGACCGTAAACACATGTCAATGCTTGAAGATTTCTGGTTACCTCGCCGTGAAGGTGGTAAAGGTACAGAAATTACTACATTGCCTGCAGGTCAAAATCTTGGCGAATTAGAAGATGTAAAATACTTCCGTCAAAAACTTTTACAGTCTTTGAATGTACCAATCTCTCGTTTAGAACCACAACAAGGTGGTATGATTGGTCTTGGTAGAACAACTGAAGTTACCCGTGATGAAGTTAAATTTAATAAATTTATTATTCGTCTCCGTAACAAGTTTTCACAAATTTTTGACCATGCATTGGAAAAACAATGTGTTCTTAAAGGCATTTGTACCAGAGAAGAATGGGACCAATTTAAAGAAGATATCTATTACGATTATGTAAAAGATAATAACTTTACTGAATTGCGTGATGCAGAATTGTTGCAATCTCGTATTCAAACATTAACCACAGTTGACCCATATGTTGGTCGTTACTATTCTGCTGAATGGGTTCGTAGAAATATTCTTCAACAAACTAAAGAAGAAATTGCACAAATTGACCAACAGATTAAACAAGAAGAAGAAAACGGAACTGGCGGTCCAATACAACAACCAGGTCAAGCACCTGAGGTGAGTCCTGAACAATACCCACCTGAAGATAATACTGCCGATAACGGTGCTTCTGAATCACTTACTCCACAACTGGATGCAGATGTAGAAAAGTATTCAGCGATACTAAATAGGCGTTAAAGGAGATTAATATGGATGTTTCAAATTTTATTAATAGCGTTGCAACTGGAAATGCAATTGGAGCCAAAGAAAGTTTAAATGACCTTCTTTCCACCCGTGCATTTGAAGCACTTGATGCCAAAAAAACAGAACTTGCACAGTCTTTATTTACAGGTAAAGAAGTAGAAGTTCAGGATACCGAAGAAACTGAAACAGAAGCTGAATGATAAATTTACAAGAATTTAGACAACTTGTAGAAGAAGAAAAGTCGGACTATTCAAAGTTCGACATGTTAGTTCGTGCAGGTTTAGCTAATAAGGCACAACTTGCACGAATTCATCGCATTTTAGATAAGATGACCGAAGAGCGTCCTCAGTTTAATAATGCTGACAGAGAAATCATGCGTAATCTTTTTAATCGCATGATAGATATAATTAGCAACAATAAACAGATTTTTCAAAAAACTAGACAAGCGGTTCGTGAAGAAGATGAAAAACAAGTTGAGAGTATTCAACTTGATGAGGCATTAGATTTAAATAATGACCCACCATTTGTGCTTGTATTAAAGCGTAAGTCTATTCGTTTGTATCCTAACAATACAAAGATTGCACTTTACTACAATCAGAAATTAGACAAATATTTTTCAATACCTTATGGTGGTGGTATTGATGCGCCTGTTCAAGCAGAAGAAACGGAACTGGAAGAAGCTGTTATAGATAAACTCCATAAAATCGTTTCTGATAAACAGGCACAAACAGTTAAATTTGGAAATGGTCAAACTCGCAAGGTAGACCACTTCACTGCCTCTGCTATTACGCAAGTTCATAAAGCTTTAAATGATGATAACAAAAAGAAATTTGCAGATATGGTTCACAAATCACCTGCACATTTAGTTAAAGCATCTGACTTTGCATTTAGTAGAGCAAAATGAATTTAATAGATTTAATTATTACCGGTAAATTAGACGAAGCAAAACAATTTTGTTGTGACCGTCTAAAAGAAATTACAACAAAACGCTTAGAAGAAGCAAAGCGTTATGTTGTAGCCGACATGTTTGAAGAAGTGGAAGAACAACTTGATGAGAAAAGAAATCCAAATCTTATCAAGCAAGGTAGAATTACAAAAGTTCGCCGTAGAATTAGAAGAAACGCAAAGGGTCGTATTGTGGTTCAAAAGAATCGCAGACGCTCTGGTATTAAAGGTTATAGAATTTCAGGTAACACCGTAAAAAGAATACCTGCAACAGAAAGATTAAGAAAGGCTCGTTTATTAAAACGGTCT